GGGTCAGGTTGTATGCTATACTAATAATCGGGTTATACTGACACGCTGTAAAGATTTGTCAAGGATTTATTTTCACCCTTACTACAGGAGTAACAATCATGCACGCGAACACAAGTTTACGAAGTGTGAGCCACCAATGAGACCCCACCAATATATGGGAGTCACCAGGAGTTTTAATTATAAAGCTCCACCCACAATAACACGGTTCATGCAATCAAATTGTTTTGGGCGTCTTCTTTGTGGCCCCGTTGGGTCCGGTAAAACTACGGGTGCATTGGTAGACTTAACCCGAAGAATGAAAGAACAGATGGCAGCGTTTGAAGACCCGATACGTCCCAATAACCCAAGAAGGTTTACCCGTTATGCGATTATACGACAGACACTAAAACAATTAAAAGACACAGTACTTAAGGACGCTCTATCGCGTTACGCCCTTATCGCTGATTGGCGGGTGTCTGAAAGTACTTTATACTTTAGGGAGGGCGATGTACATAGTGAGTGGTTATTTGTCCCCCTTGACGAACCTGAAGATAAAAAACGACTTCTCTCAACCAATCTCACTGCCGCTTATGTAAACGAGTGTATTGAAATCGACCTTGATCTCCTTAGTGACATTGCAGGACGTTGTGGACGATACCCTAATGAAGAACTTGGTGTGCCAACGTGGAAGGGGATCATCTGTGACACGAACATGCCAGTCGAGCAGTCGCCCTGGGCAAGGTTCATCAAAAAGGGGCTCATAGGCGAAATCCCTGAATGGGAGATATTTCGGCAACCAGGAGGGCGACATGCTGATGCAGAAAACTTAGAGCATCTCGAACAGACACCTGATACGGTGTTACTCCCAGAGTCAGACCCACGGCGTAGAGAGCAAGGAAGGAAATATTATGAACGACTCGTTGCAACAGGAACCACTGATTACGTACGTCGATACGTTGATGCAGAGTTTGGACGCGATCCGGGTGGTTCAGCAGTGTTTGGAGAAAGCTTCAAATATGAGTTCCACGTTAGAGCAAGTCTTGTTCCTGTTGATGACCGAATGCTTATTATCGGGCAAGACTTTGGACGAAATCCTGGGGCAGTCATTACACAGCTTTCTAATCGAGGCCAATTACTCGTACTCAAGGAAGTCCCGTCTACCTCCATTGGACTTAACCAACACATTGAGGAAAGACTTAAGCCCGTTTTGGCAACGCCGCGCTTCGCAGGAAGACGATTCGTCGTCGTAGGCGACCCAGCGGGGATTGCGCGTAGTAGTTTGTTTGAGTTGAATGAGTTCAACCTTTTACACTCAAAAGGTCTACCCGCAGTCCCTGCACCCTCCAATGACATTTATCGCCGTCTTGCCGCCGTAGAGAATTTCTTTTTGGGGAACGTGCGGGGTGAAGGGAAAATACTCATTGACGAGGGTGAGTGCCCTGTACTTGTAGAAGGACTACATGGGGCCTACCGGTTCCCCCGTAATAAGAATGACGTGGACCGTCCCCTGCCGGAAAAAGATACGCCTTGGTCGCACGTTCAGGACGCGCTGCAATATGCGTGCATGACGGCAGGGAGCACTGAGGCGTATTCGCAAGCTTACTCCCAGACCAAGCGGGCGCGTGACATCAAACCCCGTCGTGCAGCTTTTGACTCTAGAGCGTGGACTTAACACGTTAACCCCTTCGGGGCCAATGGCGCGCGCAAAGCGCTGCACCCACTAAGAAAGAAAGATCATGAAAGTAACAATTGAAGAAACACCAAAGAGCGCACAGGAGCTACAATGGGTGCGTAGGAGCAAACATAATCTTTTCGCACGAAGTGTTGATGGTGTACGCAAGTATCATATTATTGGTGAAGAGGATAGACATGGGATAATAGGTTGGCGGCTAGCTTGGCGTGAAAAACAAGGCGAACCAACTAAAGATAGTGCTGGTACGTTTATGAACCAATGGGAGGTACAAGAAATTGCACAACTCATTGAGAATGAACACGAAATAAACGAGGAAGAACTTGTTCAAATAGCGGCAGGGAATGCGGTTACTATTGGGGGTAACACTTGGAGATACTACGGGGTCCATGATAACAAGCGACTATGGATCGCCGTGGCACCTGATGAGCAAAGCGCCTACGTGGCCACATGTGACTATGATGATCCAAAGAGGCGATGGGTTGTAACAAAGCGTACTTGGACAACATCTCTTAAAGAAGATGGTATGCAGACCCTTGTAATAAATCGTGTTGGCACCTACAAAGACTTACAAACAGCCAAGCGTTCAGCGGGTGCTCTAACTCCCCCTTCTAATACTCAAAGTTCCTCAAACTCGTCATTAACGAAGACCGAAGACACTTCACCAAAAATATTACCCTCAGAGTAAAGTTCACCTTCGATCATGGGAGCGCCAATAGAAATATTATCTTGAGCGCCATCAGAGTATGTAATGTTCAAATTAAAAACATTACCCATTGACCCGCCACCTAGTGATCCCGCTGCTGGTTCCAGTGCGCCTAGCCCGGCTATTCTGGCTAACTCAGCTAAGGCTCTAACTTTCGCGCTAAGAGGCGCGTCGCTACTGTCTCTTGCCGCTCTAAAAATATGTATCATTAATTCTTCAACTATTGCTGCTGCATTTGCTTTAACGCGTTTGGGGGTGTTATCTGCCCCCCTCCACTCAACTTTGCGCGCCGTCAGTGCCGCGTTAAAGCTAGGTATTGTTTTAAGGTAATCATATTCTTCTTGAGTTACTCCCGTGAGTTTTAATATTTCATCCTCTTCAAGGATATCTTTCGCCAATTCGTTGATCAGATTACGTATTTTTATTTCACTGAGGGTCATAAAAATACCTTATTTCTGCCACATTTCTGCCTTATTTTCGCCACAATTATCCCGCACAATTGTGTCGATTTTAAGGCGGATTTGCTCTCCACCCTAAAATAAATGGGGACCACCCATGTAGTTACTCCCATGAGTGGTCCCCGCTTCTTTACTCGATAAATATCGAGCGCTATCTCAAAACGCCCAATTAGTGAGTGAGCGCGACTGTAGGAAGCGCGAACCACTAAAAGATACTCCAAGAGTAAAGAATGATCTGGTGCCAACTGGGGTCTTAAGGGTCGTCGGCGGGGCCGATACAACCCAGCAAGTACAGCGAGAGAACGCTGTCCGGGCTCAGAGCCAACTTCCCCCTGCTTCAGAGCTTACTGGGTTAGCCGGTTTTATCACTGACCAGTTTATCTTGATGCGTCGGCACAGGGACAACACCTCTGCCGGTTGGTCGCACAGATTGTTGATGGCGCTTCGCGCCTTTAATGGTGTGTACGAGAACGACGTAATAGAACAAATCAAAAAGTTTGGTGGGAGCCAAGTTTATGCTCGCATAATCGCAATGAAAGCGCGAGGGACAACTTCGTTATTAAGGGATGTTTATTTGGGGGCTGAACGTCCCTGGGGGTTAGAGCCTTCGCCTGATCCCCAGGTTCCACCCGAGATAATGAGCGCGATCCAGCAACTTGTTAAAAGCGAAATACAAGGCGCGGTAAAAGCCCATCAAGATGCGACGCAGTTACAAGCCGCTCACTTGAGCGGCCTTAGTGCAATGCATGAGCAGAATGCAAACCAACCAGCAGTAGCCCATGCGCAAGCGCCCCAAGCTCCACCGCCTCCCCAACCCTTACCTGATGCAAACGCGATACGCGATAGATTCACCGAACTTGAGACTGCTGCGCGAGATGCAGCAAAGCGTAACGCTGCTAAGAAAGCAAAAATTGCAGAAGATAAAATACAGGAGATACTTGCTCAAGGTGGCTTCTATACTGCTTTTGCTGAATTCCTCGTTGATTTACCTATATTTCCTTATGCGGTAATTAAAGGTCCGGTAGTAAGAATTAAGACCAGTGTTGACTGGCAGCGCGACCCAGTTACTCTTAAGAGTACTGCACAAACTACACAAAAACCTATTTTATGTTGGGAGCGTGTCAGCCCCTTTGATATCTACTGGACACCTGGGGTTGCGGATATTGGCGACGCCAATATCATTGAGCGCTCTAGGTTAACCCGGAAAGAACTCAATGACCTCCTCGACCTGCCGGGTTATGATCAAGCAGCAGTACGGGCTGTCTTGGACGACTATGGACGTGGTGGACTGGTTGACAACTGGGATCAAACCGATGCCGAGCGGGCCATTTTGGAGTCGCGAGAAAATCCCAGGTTTAATCAGAGTGGACTTATTGCATGTCTCCAATTTAGTGGTTGGGCACAAGGTAAAAGTTTGCTTGACGCAGGTTTGCCTCCAGCGATGATTAGCGATGCGACGCGTGATTATTTCATTGAAGCTTGGCTGATAGGGCGCTATGTTATCAAAGTTCAACTTTCCCCGTCGCCGAGGAAACGTCATCAATATTACGTTACCTCTTTTGAAAAAGTTCCGGGCACTGTCGTTGGGAACGGACTCCCAGACTTACTCGCTGATATTAGTACCGTGGCGAATGCCACTTTACGAGCACTTGTTAATAATCTTAGTATTGCAAGCGGACCTCAAGTTGTCGTCAGTGACGACCGACTCGCAGACGGGGAGGATGGTGAAGACTTATATCCATGGAAACGTTGGCATGTCAAGTCTGATCCATTTGGTAATAACACTCAGGCGGCGATCACGTTCTGGCAACCCCAGGCTAACTCTCAAGAGTTAATGTCGGTTTACACAGCTTTTAGTACATTGGCCGACGAGATGTCCGCTATACCAAAGTTTGTGCAAGGTATGCCAGGGGCAGGGCCGACCGGTCGCACAGCTTCTGGGTTGGCGATGTTGATGCAGAACGCTGCAAAGATTCTTCAAACGGTAGCGTCGAATATTGATCGGGATGTGGTTGAGGGCTTACTAACAAACCTTTTAGATATGATTATGCTCACTGATACTTCGGGGTTACTTGATGGGCAAGAGGAAGTTAGAATATTGGGTGTCAACGTTGCGATGGCGAAAGAGGCCCAAATTCAGCGCGAGCTTGAGTTTCTGCAAATCACCGCCAACCCGATT